TTGGCGGGCCTGTTCATGATACCTCCAAGCATATTTGGCATTATTTATATATTGCTAATGCTTCTCGATCAAGGGCTAGGGGGCGACGCTCAAGTGGAGTCTGAAGGACCCGGAGCACCAAACTTGCCGAAGAATGTTGCCGATAGTGGTGGAGAAGGCTCAAATGTTTGTTAAAAAACTATATTTTTGATAATTATTAAGGTACCTTGTAATGACAGCCGGATTAGCACCACGATTACCATTAATGTCAAGTCGGTTTGATTTAATTCAAACCTATCAGGATCTCGTATCCCAAAATCTTAAGATGTTAATTCTCACGTGCCCGGGCGAACGGATGATGGATGTTAATTTTGGTGTGGGGCTGAGGAATTATTTGTTTGAAAAAAATGATGATACAACTTATGGAGAAATTGCATCAAAAATAAGGGAACAGGTATCTCAATATCTTCCGTTTGTGGAGGTACAAAAAGTTACTTTTCTAACCCCAGAAGACGATCCAGATTTATTCCCACACTATGTGCGTGCAAGTATCATCTTTAAAATTGTACCACTACAGATAACGGGTCTTTTGCAGCTTGACACGAACACGAACTAATTACACTGAGGTACTTGCATGTCGAAAAAACTAGAGGCCATCAATTATACAAGTCGAGACTATGCATCAATCCGCAGAGACTTAGAAAATTTTGCCAAAAGAAAATATCCCAACACTTATAAAGACTTTAACCAAGCCAGTTTTGGGTCTCTTATGCTTGATACGGTTGCCTATATTGGTGATATTTTATCATTTTATCTGGATTATCAAGCGAACGAGAGTTTTCTAGACACCGCGATAGAGTATAATAATGTAGTAAGGCTTGTAAGACAGCTTGGTTTTAAGATTAATCCCAACCCTTCGTCATACGGTATACTAACTCTTTACATAAAAGTCCCCTCTTCTCTGTCAACACAGGGCCCCGATATGGACTATGTTCCTGTATTAAAGGCAGGCTCCGACTTTACAGCAGATACAGGAGGGTTTTATACTTTAATCGATGACGTAGATTTTAAAAAAGAACAAAATCAAATAGTTGTAAGCGATGTCAATTCTAGTGGAGCCCCTACACATTTTGTTATTCGGGCCCAAGGGCGCGCCGTTTCCGGCCGCACTGGTCGCGACACGTTTACGGTGGGGGCATTCCAGAGGTTTCGACGCCTACCACTTTCGATTTCAAAAATTAATAACGTAGTTACTATCTACGATTCAGAGGGGCATCGTTATTATGAGGTAGATAATCTTTCACAAAATGTTATATACAAGGCTGTTCGAAACACAACTGCCACTCGCGCAACGGTCCCCAACATTCTAAAGCCCTTTCCAGTCGCTCGAAGATTTACCGTAGAGTTTGTAGACGGCCAAACGATCATTCAATTTGGATATGGGTCGGATTCCGAACTTACAAGTACCTCGGTTGCTGATCCTACGAATTTGGTATTGGACATGACCGGTCGCGATTATATAACAGATGTTGATTTTGACCCCACCAATTTATTAAGTACCGATAAGTTCGGAATCGCCCCGTCGAATACGAAGCTTGTGGTATCATATCGTTATAATACCACTACTGACGTTAACGCCCCCGTTAATTCAATTACAAAAGTAAACACTCCGACTCTTGTTTTCGCACAAGAAAGTCTTCTAACTGCCGCCAAAAAACAGACAGTGATCGGATCTTTAGAAGTCATTAATGAAGAACAGTTTGTTGGAAGCGTTTCTCTTCCGAGTTCTGACGAAATTAAGCAGCGTACTTTTAGTTATTTTGCAACACAAAACCGCGCAGTCACGGCCGAAGACTATAAGGCAATTTGCTATGGGATGCCTGCACGATTTGGATCGATTAAGAGAGTCGCCATTGCAAGAGACTTTAATGCTTTTAAGAGAAATCTTAATTTATATGTAATCTCTCAAAACGAGAGTGGTAAATTGACAGTCCCCAATATTACCTTGAAGAATAATCTTAAAAATTGGATAGCACAATATAAAATGGTTAATGATACCATAGACATTATTAATGCACGAATAGTTAATTTTGGCATTGAATATGAAGTAACCATAGATTTGAGCGCAAATAAATATAGTGTTATTAATGCTGCAAACGTGGCTCTTACAAAGAAGTTTGCACAGACGTACGACATAGGAGAACCCATTCTCATATCAGATATATATAAAACTTTGAATAAAGCTGAGGGAGTAGTAGACGTGCTTGATGTAAAGATTGTTGAAAAATCAGGTGCTACTTATCTCGGGGATTCTTATGATTTTGATGCTGCTATGAGCACTGATGGTCTTCGTATTCTGGCTGAGGAAAATGTAATCTTTGAATTAAAATTCCCGAGCTCTGATATTAAGGGAAGTATTAAATAATGGGGCTTAAAAGATATACTGCAAGCGCGGACACGACCATTACAAATGCGTTTAAAGACAACCTTGTCCAACGAGGAACGGGTTCTAACATGGGCTATTCCGATGCTGTCGAAGTATTTTCTTTATACGGCCAAACTTCGAGCTCGGCAGAAGGACAATCACAGGAACTGTCTAGAGCATTGATTAAGTTTCCTATTACTTCGATATCGGCCGACCGCACAGCTGGCAATATTCCTGTTAGTGGTAGTGTTAAATTCTACCTTAAAATATTTAATGCGCGCCACCCATGGACGCTTCCACAAGATTTTACTTTGGTGGTTGCGGCTGTTTCATCATCGTGGAATGAGGGGACAGGACTGGATATGGACAACTATTCAGATCCGGGCAATGCTAACTGGATGTCGGCATCAACTACAACTGCTTGGTCAAATTTAGGCGGTGACTATAGAGATGATAATGATGCCTCAGGTGCCCCTGTTTACCGACAAACCTTTCCGCTGGGCTATGAAGATTTGTCGATTGAGATAACGCCCACTGTAGAACGATGGATGCAGACGTCGGGAACAGCACTCCATATCGACAATTACGGCCTCGGCCTGTTTTTGACTTCAAGCCAGGAAGCCTACGCGGCGGCTGGAACTGCCGGCGGCGTTTTGGAAAACACTGGCGGCGCGGATGTGTCTTACTATACAAAAACATTCTTTGCCCGATCAACCGAGTTCTTTTTTAGGCGCCCCCATATTGAGGCGCGCTGGGACTCAAGAATTCAGGACGATCGGGGGTACTTTTATTATAGTAGCTCTATGGCCCCGGCGACCGATAATTTAAACACGCTTTATCTCTATAATTATGTTCGAGGGCGTCTTACCAACATACCAGCCATTGGTACAGGGTTTGTATATGTTTCTTTGTTTTCTGGTAATAATGCTAACACAATGCCTACCACGAATAGCGCGCAGATATTATATGACGTTCCTACCCTATCTACTAATACGGTAGTCACCGGTGGCTGGGTTAGTACTGGTATTTATTCGGCTTCTATGTGCATGACGTCATCGTCTGCGACGGCGGCCCCAACAAAATTATTTGATGTTTGGAGTTCGTCGCCTACTGGTTCGGTACAATACAAGACTGGCTCTGTTGTTCCTACTACATTTGATTCTTGGGCTGGAGGCGCGCCAACCTTTGATCGTGTCACTACTATAAAAAATCTCCGACGTAGTTATGGAAGAAAACAGACGGCGCGCTTTCGAACTTTCGTTAGAGACAGGAACTGGAGTCCCACCATTTATACTGTAGCCACACGCAATAATCCTACAGAGATAATTGATAGCGCTTCATATAAGATAATTAGAATGGTTGACGATCTAGAGGTTATCCCATATGGGACGGGAAGTGAGTTTTCTACTTATTTGTCATTTGATGTAACTGGAAATTATTTTGACCTAGACTTGAGGGCATTAGAGGCCGGCTACATGTATGGTATTAAGCTCACATACTACAATGCTAGTATAGCTAGTTGGATTGAACAACCAGAAACGTTTAAATTTAGGGTTGAAGAATAATTAGGATATGAGTTTTAAGCACTTATTTAATAAAGCAGCTACACTTAAGTCTCTTTCGAACAAATCAGCAGAAGAAATAGGGTCTGCTATTGAGTCGACAGGATTTCAGAAGCAGGATATTGTAAAAGAGAATCGCTACATCCCAGCGGTCGATTACTCTAATCCGCGTAACTTTGCTGTTTATGGATCTGCTGAGCGGTATTATACCGACTCAATAGATAGGATTATTAAGACTTATCCCTATGATGGATCTCTTAAAGAACGCCTTCAGTGGGAAAACGATTCAACCGATATTGATTTATACATTTATGATGATATTTATCCGCGTTCTACGGGCTATATTATCATGGCCGCGGAAGGCTGGGGCACAAGCAATAACCCCACAGATACGGAGGGATATGGTTCATCGTCTCTTCCGGAGTACATTTACTTAAAAGGCGGCCCCCATCCCAATGCTAATGGGATGTCCCCCTTGTATCTTCAATTTACGGGCTCAAACTATTACGATACAGGGTCAAATCGCGGCTCAAACTTAGAATTTGATCTTTCTGGGTCTGGTGTAACTGTTGAATTCTGGATGAAGAAGGACGAATTTCTCCTTACTGACACCACCAAAGAAGTAATTTTTGATCTCTGGAACAACATTACTGCTTCAGCAGGCCATTATGGTCGTTTGCGTATTGAGTTATCTGGAGGAAGCGAAAACGGAAGGGGCGCAGATCCCTTCCGCGTCACCCTATTGTCGGGCACCACCGGTGCCATGACTGCGTCAGTCTGTGCTTCTAAGTATACAACCGCATCTGTAGCAGATGGCAGATGGCATCATTATGCGTTTAGCTTCATGTCTGCTTCATCCGGCAACGGCATCACAAGCCGTTTTTATGTAGACGGCGAACTGAGCAACGAAACGACCATAGCAACGGGATCTGGAAGCCCTCAGGCTGTTACGGGAGCCCTGACGGCTTATATTGGTACCCTTCAGACGTGGCCTCAAAATGCCGGCGAGAACTTGGTGTCAGTAAATACTCCGGGCCCGGGGAAGCTTAGTGCATCTTTGGATGAGTTCAGATATTGGAAGACGCAACGAAGCTCGCAAGATGTTGGACGATTTTGGTTTACACAAGTTGCCGGCGGCACAAACTTAGATCCTCCTCCCTTTGTTGATACTTTGGAGAAGGC